CATCGTCCTCCACCTACGGTTGAATAACTATTACTTGCGGTGTTAAATCGTCCTCCACCAATGACCGAATATCCTACTTTTCCTGAAATATTATTACAGCTACCTCCGTTGATTACAGAATTAGGTGATGTTACTTTGTTCAAAAATCCACCACCAATGAATGAATAGTAAGCCGATTGTGTAATATTATTACCAAGTCCACCAACAATTCCACTATAGTTTTGAGTTCCACTTTGGGAGATTGTTGTAGAATTAATAATTACACCACCATATACATTTGAAGCTGTTGAGTTATCCAAATCCAAACAAGTATAACCTCCACTATAAGTTGAGTTTGTTATATTAGCCCTGATAAATTTATTATCAACACAATTAAAAAATTCTACAGTATTACCAATTGGATAACTTGATGTCACATCATTTAAAATTACAACTCTATTGTAAGTGGAGTTTGTACAGTAAATGGAATAAGTTGATGAAGTACTACCAATAACATTTGTGACACCACCACCAATAACACTTTGGTTTTCCGCAATAATATTCCCAACACCACCTAAAATTGAAGATGAGTATTTTGCAGATATTGTATTCCCAACACCACCAACTATTGCCCCGTAATAACCTAATGACGTTCCACTTACACCCCCACCAATAAAACTATAATTACCTGAAGCAGTATTACCCGAGCCACCCAATGATGCACCATAATTACCTGAAGCAGTATTACCAACATTTTTCCTGATTGTTGAATTAATTCCTGTTCCTGTAATATACAATGTATCAGCGGATGTTGAGGGAGTTCCACCACTACCTGGATTATACTTTTTCCAAACCGCAGTCGAGTAGGTTGCCCCTGAAATATCTTCAATAGTTGATGCGGTCCAAGCGTTAATAAAGTTTTGTCCGGCAACACTTGAATTATAAACTGTTGTTCCAAAATCTGAGATTACTACAGTTCCCGTACTAGCGGTTGCCGCAGTCCATAAAGTTTCATAGTTATCAATCCTAAATTGATATGTTTGGTCATTTTCATACACATAGACCAACATACCAAGTCGTCTTCTACCTGAAGAGATATTGTCAGAATTAAGAGTTAAAACATCAGGAGACCAAGGGTCACCTGTTCCTTTTAAGAAATCTATAGGGATTGTATTTCCACTATATTCAATAGGACCTAATCCATTTATAGTGTAAATTAAATCAGAAGTATTATAGACCTCCATATATCCACCAACAGATAAAACGGAAAAATTTGTACCAAAAACTTCACTTCTTTGGACAGATTGAACACCGTTTAATTGTTCTGAGCTAATAGGATTCTTATACGGAAATGATGACATATATAATATAATTATCAGCTAACCGTATTTCCTTTGAAGTAAATCGCCGAGCTATTTAATAACTCAAAGTTAGTTGATGGGTATGTCGTATAAACCCTATATGTTGTTTTTGGAATTGTATCACCTGTATATGTGAAATAGTATGAATATATTGTAGGTTCAGCAAGAACAGTTGTTAATATTGTTGGACTTGATGTACTATAATCAATCTTTATTTGATACAAACCGTTAGTTTGTCCCGTAGGTATCATCCAAGTAAACCAAGCTTTTCCTGATGAGACAGTGTTTGCGGATACTATGGTTGTTTTAAAATTATAAGCAATAATTGGATTTCCAAATGAATCAACACCACCTGTTGATTGTGGGACATCTTGATTAATAATTGGAGGGAATAGTCCTGTTGTCCATCCTGAGAAATTAACATAAGTATTTAGTTCCACATTAAATGTTCCCTGTGTTTGTGTCGGTTGAGTACCATTGGTAAACCCGTAGAATCCTGAACCCAACGATGAATACATCCAACTACCAATACTACTCGAACCACTATAAGGCTCAATAAATAAGAAAGCTTTAGTTGGTGGTAATGGTGACGACGATGGTGTCATTGTAGGAGTAACCGTTGGTGTTTTTGTCGGGGTCTTAGTAGGTGTTTTTGTAACTGTAGGTGTTTGGGTATTTGTAGGAGTCGGAGTTGGTGAACCAGGTGTTTGAGTCGGAGTTGGAGTTGGGGTTGGAGATTGTGATGTTGGAGTAACTGTGGATGAAGGAGTATTTGTCGGAGTTATAGTTGGAGTTACTGTCGGAGTCGGTGTACTTGAGTTTGCCGGAGTAGGACTCATCATAGTCATATTAGTGTCATATATACATCCATTAGCATCATACACTCTAACTTTTAGAATTGGTGCAACATCATATGGTGGTGGTACAATAACATCAAACGTTGGAGGTACATATCCTGTAATATAGGATGCAATTACACAGTTACTACCAAATACATCACAAACCTCCACAGTATATGGTGGGGTTCCTGTAACAATATTTAAAGTAATTAGACACATTTAATTTTATTGACAGCTAATATCATACTGTATTTGTAAATCAATTTTAATATTTTGGTCTTGTAATATATCATAAGAAATATTACAATCTGACAATACCAATACAACATTTTGTCCTGAATTAATAGTAACACTACCAATACCATAAGCAGACCCTAATAAATTTTCAATCGAATCAATCCATAAATCATCAGTAGGTACATTAGATAATGATGTTGTTGTAAAAAAAGTTTCGGTATACACATTAGTACCTATAGTAATTACTGTATTAAAATTAGCGTAATTTAATTGACATACACTTCCATCAACCAAATCTTGATAACCTTCATTTAACATTTGGGTTAATCCTCGTTTTTGATTTGGGACCTCAAGAAACTCACTTTCACAGACATTAAAAACTTGGTAAGAAGCGGTTATTAAATTACCACAACTAACAGTAATTGATTTAGTTAATTCACATCCATTGTCATCAATTAATTGTAAAATATAACTACCGGCAGTTAGTCCTGTTAAATAAACCCCTGTTTGAGACCCGACTGAGTTACCACTCCAATTAAATGTGAATGGAGGAGTTCCATCAGTAATTACGGCACTAACCGTACCCTGTGAACCTAACCCACAACTTGTTGAGTATAGATTGAAGTTAACCATTGAGTCATTTAACAAACTAATTGACTGTGTTTGTGTACACCCACTTTCATCCGTAACCGTTAGATTATATATCCCAGTATTTAACCCTGAAAAAACATATGTAGTTTCAGTAATAGGTCCCGAATTTTCAATACCTTGTAAATCGTAAGTAAATGTTGTTGAATTAACGGGGTTAACAGTAACTGTTATTCCTCCATTATCTGACATACAAGTAGTACCTGTAGATGTTGTTGAAATATTAAAATTAGTTGAGGAACTAATTACATACGTGTCAGTGTATTCACAAGACCCAAGATAATCAGAAACAACTAAAGTATAGGTATCCGCAGTTAAATTAGTAAATTGATAATTACTTACTTGGGTAACAATTGTTTGACTCTCACTATAACTATTAGTTAAATTATATGTAAATGGAGAATTACCAATCAAATTAACTGATATAATTCCATTTGAAGTGCAAGTGACTCCAGTAGTACTAACACCAATAACATTGAAGTTCCCATCCATTGGGATTTGAAAACTTTGGGTAAACGTACATAAAGCCAAATCAACAACTTGTATTGAGTATGTATTAGCCGCAAGTCCACTAAAAGTATAGTTTTGATTGTAACTAATTACCGAATCTCCGTTAGATAATATGTAATAGTAAGGTGGGGTTCCTCCTGATAAATAAAAAGTCGCAGTCCCATCATTTGAAAGACAAGACGCTTGAGTTGCCGTGTAATAAGTCATTCCAAAGTTTGGAATATATCCGACAGTCGCACTTTTAGTTACTTGACATCCTGTAGAATCGGTAATTATAACACTATAACTTCCTGCTGATAATCCGGTAACAGTACTCGCAGTTAGACTAGCATTTGGTACATTACTTGACCAATTATATATAAATGGTGGTATACCAGTATTTCCTGTAACAATTAATTTACCAAGATTTGATGTACAAGTACTGGCACTAACCACTAATAAACCATAATCAAATGCCGAAGAATTATTTCTAATTAAACAGGTTTGACTTGAACAATTACAACCTCCGACATCAGTTGCGAGTATTTGATAAGTTCCCGCAGATAAATTTGAAAATATTACCTCAGTATTAAATGTTGTTGCACTATCTAAATAAATACCATCTTTATATAGATATAAATCAATGTTACCTAAATTAACTGCAGTAGTCGCCGTGATTTGTCCATTTGGTAAACTACAAGTAGTATCTTGAGTTTCAATAGATAAACAACATCCTGTCGGCATAAAGAAGTTAACATATTCAGTAGTATTAACAGGTATTGATTGGTCACTTATATAAAAAGTGTAAGACCCATAAGATAAATTATTTTTTGTTACCCCACTAGCCGCTAAAATATCAGGAGAATATGCGGGAGTAACCCAAGTTACAGTATAATTTGGGGTCCCTCCTGAGATACTTAATTGCATTGCACCTAATCCTGAATTAGTACAATCTCCTGTTAATGATATATTATATTCTATTACACCCATTAATTACACGCTAATGAAAAGTTTATTCCCACATTTAATTCGAATGTGTCCTGTAAAAAGTCTTGTCCACAATTCATATTTTGTACATATAAAATTGAGTTATTTATATAAAAACTCAAGTTATAATTATTAAGTTGGGTTAAATAAGTTTGAAGAGCCGATAACCATTCTGTTGGTGTTGGAAAATCAGTTGGTCCATATCCTTGGTAAAACTGTGATTGAATTAATTGATTCCCTCCAACTGTAACATCAACAAACCAAGTGCTAATCAATGTATTAATATCACAGTCAAGTATTGTTAGTCCGATACTTGAAAGATATGTATTTAAAGTTGTATTTAAAACTTCACCAAAAGATGGTACTGAAGTATTACCATTTAACCAAGGATAGATTGAACAATTTATTTTTTCATAGTTACAATCATACGAATAAAGTGACCCTGTAGCCTTACAAGATTCACAAGCAACTGGTACAATTTCACAACCTTTTTGTCTTCTGTAAACAAACTTTTGTCTATGAAATACTGAGTTTTCAAGTTTAGTACCTGTGTTCCAAATTGTGGTAGCGGGTACCATTTGTTCAACCAGTCTAATCCAATAATCACCTAACCCATTAACATATTCAATTAATTTGTCGTATGTAAATTGATTAGTTGGGATATTAACTGTTTGTTCAGAAAGAAGATATTCCCAAAAAATAGATTGTAATCTCGGGTATCCACCAGTCTTACCATCACTTATAAAAAGTCTATCTCTAACATTTATCATATTTGAGATAAAATCTTGAGCGAATTCAAAAAATGTTTTCTTTTGTGGTTTTGGGTCAATAATAGTTTTATCAAATTCAAACCCACAGTAAGTCAAACCACTAACACTTGTTCCCGCACTATAATTACAAGGACCTAAAGGAAATCCATAATCCAATGATGCGGATGAAAATTGTGGTAATCCTGTATTAGGGATAGGATAATTTGATTGTTGTGAAACCCACCAAACATCATACAATAACCCTTGAGCAGGATTTAAATATAAATCAACATTTTTAACGTTAACTACTAACCTATCATCCTCAGTTGTATAATTTGAACCAAACCCTGCGTTTGAATAGTTTCTATCTGTTTCAGTACTAACCCAACTTTTTTTGTTGTCAATAGTTCTTGATAAGTCAAATCCTAACCCTAAATACGGAAAATCCCTATACCTATCAAGATAAGGTTGACCGTAAGTAAATGGGGCTAATTGTGTTTGTACATTGAAATTTTGTCCCGTAAAAACACTTGTAGTAGTATTAATAATTTCATTACTTCTATGTGTTGGTGTCGATTCAAACCATCCCTCACCCATTTGAAAATAATACCCTTCGCTCTCAGTCGGCATTGATGGGTATCCAAATGAATCAATTGGATAATCCTCTCTTACAGTATCAGTTTCAATAACAGTACTTGTTGCAGTGAATGCAGTATATACCGTACCTTGAATTGAATATGTCACATTTGGATTCCAAGAAACCGATTGTTGGACATATGACCCTCCGGCAACTAATTGGTATTGTTGGTCAAATTGTGAAAAATTAATCTTTTGGTCAGCAACATATACTGTCTCATTAAATTCGACTAAAGCTTCAGGAGCCCCTATCAATCTCATTAAACTTTCGATTGATTTTCTAGTTCCCTTTGACTTAAACAAATACGCAGAATTAATAATTAAATTTCTATAATATTGATAATTTAATTCATCAGGAGTCGGATTAGCACTAATACCATCAAAGTTAGGTGTCGGATTAGCACTAAATAAAGAATCTAAAAAGTTTTCATTTGTGATTGGGGATATGTTAGTATCCCAACCTAATGTTTGAGCTAAATTCTTTAAAAGTTGTGAAGGTATATCATTACCTATGTTATAATTTACAGAATTCATATTAGCCAAAGCGTCAATGAAAACTTTAGTTTCATCAAAACTTCTACCATATATTTTTAATAGTTTGTCAACTTTTTGACCTTCGGTATCAAACTCAATAATTGAGTCCGTAATTAAAAAACGAGCAATTAAGTTTGTTTTGTAACTATCAAATTCATCACCAATAGTACTTAATTTCTCAAGATAAACTGTAAATGCGTTTGTTAAAATATCTAAGTTCCATTGTCCATATAACGGCCAAGTAACTTTGTCATAACTGTTATAAAAACTACCATCGTCAGCCTCTAATGGAACTGTGAATAATGCGGTATAATTTGGAACGGTTGACCTATTCAATAAGAAATTGTCAACATAGTCTAAATCTAATGTAAAAACACGAGTAACAATATCATCATTTGGTCTAATAATCAAATAATCTATTGAATTAAAATTACCTGAGAAAGGATTACCATTAGCAAATACTGTTAATGTACCGGCAGTTAATGATGATGTAGGAGTAATATTATTTAAAGTGTAAAAATTACCATTAAGATTTAATACGTAATTTTGATATTCAACAGTTAAATTTCTTAAGTCAGATACTTTAATTTCCCTAGCTTGTAAATTTCTAGTGGCATTTGATGTAAAGTCAATTCCAAACGGATTTGAAATCATATTGACATCTATATCAAATTCAGTAATATCCTCACTTGAATCGTAAATAATATTATATGCCGTGTACCCTGTTGAAAAGTCTTGTTTTTTATACGTAACTTCAAGGCCCCCAGGAAAATAATTAACAATGTGTTCGGCAGATGCCGATAATCTTTTACTTAACGGTCCGTATAACGTAAAATTAGTTACCTCATTTAAATCAAAATTTGGAAATACTTCGTATGTATTTGTAAATATTGATGCTGATTCCGCTAAATTAACATTTAAAGTATCTAATGATATCGGATTTGAAAAAACTCCAGTTCCAAAATTTCTGTTTGATTTTTCAGTTACAGATGTCGTAAATTCAAAATTACCCTGAGTTAATCCACCTCCTTGCACAAGTTGAAACCCTACCAAATTATTTGAAAAGGTTCCTGCGCCAGCCGGAGTTTGTTTTGGATAAGTATATTTAGTTACGGCCATTAAGCGATTATATTGTCATAACTTTTACTAAAATCAATGTTACCACCTCTATCTTGTCTAACTTCATAAAGTAATTCGTTAAATTGGTCTCTAATTTCGTATAAGTTATATTGTTTATAAATGTTATTACTTGAATCGTAAATTGTGTAGATACCGTCATCCATAGACTTAGTTTGGTTACCATAAAGAGCCAACGCTAATGTTGACGCATCGTGTTCTACAATTTCAACATCTAATGTAACAGGATTAAAAAATGTATTACTAATAATAATATTTTGACCAGGAGTTCCAATAAATGGAGTTGCATTTGGTTTGTTAGTAGGTGCAGATGATGGGGTTAATGTACAAAATACTAAATTGGTAGAGTTATCTACGTATCTATATCTAACAACTTTTTGTTGTGTTGTTGTTAAATTTTGAGTAACAGGTTCACAATAAAAACTTGAAGTGATGTATCTAAAAAAGTTTGGTACTTTGGTTCCGTCAGGATTTAAATATTCAACTCTAAACCCAACAAGTCCCTGATTAATAAATTTATTTCTATATTGACTCGGCACATTTGTAATATCAACAACTATTCCTTTAACATTAGGTAATGCAGATAACACACCACAATCCGTTATTTGAGTTCTAATCTGAGCAGGTCTTAAGTATAATGTATAAATCCCCAACTTATTAAATTCAGTTGCTGGTAATTTTAAATTATAAAGTCCCCCTAAAATTTCAATATCAGCATTTCCACCTGTATCATTATTATTAAAATAAGGACGTAAAAGAGTATTAGCATCTAAAGTTTTTAGTGTATAATTCTCCGTGTAATCCCTTGATGGGGTATAATGAAGAATTATTTCTACGTCTGAAGGAGAAACATCTGATGGTCTAATTGTACCGTATGAACCTATTGCCATTTTTAATATTTTTTAATTTTGAAGAATTTATATCCGTATTTAATTAATCCACCCAAACTACTTACATCACCCAATCTTTGTATTCTTTCATTTCCGGATTCTTTTCCTCTTTCAATAAATACATTTGAGAAAATTTCTGGCTGGTCAATTACACCTAAAAGATATTCATTTTTAGTAATTGCGGACTGAACTAACATTTCTGAAGTAATACCACTACTTTGGACGTATGAAATTGTTGTACCATCACTAAAATCGTAATAGTCTACATTATTAATAGTATACCCTGTGTATTCACCGTTAGGGTCAATTCCAAAAATGGTTCCAATATAAATTGAGCCAGAACCAACTCCTGAAAATATTGGTTGATTAACAATATATTTTTGAGGACCGTACAACGCTAACTCAGTTAATTGTGATTTAGTTTGAGCTGTAACGTAAAATGGAACTGTAATAAAATTTGAACTAACTTGTTGAGCAATTGTATTTTCAGAGTCCCCTAAAAATATAAAATCATATGAAGTTGGGGTGTTTGCCCAAGACCCTCCTGCAGGTGTAAATGTAACATTACCATAAGGATTAGTATTAGGTACTAATGAATAAGGTACTGTAACTGTTTTAGTAACGTTTGTAATCCCCCAAGGATTTGTCTGTGATAAAGTTATAGTGTAAGTATATGGAACTGATAAGTAAGTGTGAGTAACCCCAAATGGAGCAACTAATGAAATGGTTTGAACAGGTGAATTATCTCCCCAATCAACCGTATATGTTGACTCAGATAATAATTTTTTTAGTTCAATATCTGAAGTATTAAATAATGTAACGTCGTATGTCCCATCGGTTTGTGTAAATAAAAAATTAGTTACGGTATCCTGTTGTAAAACATCCCCATCAAAACCATCATAATATCCATAATCAATTGCGGTTTGAAATAACGGTATTGGTAAAGTTAAATCGGTAAGTAGTGATTCTCCGTTAGTCCCTCCACTTAGAATACTCGTCATACCTGAAATAATCCCATAAGATGTCCCACTAACTATTATAGTTCTAACGTCTCCGGTAATAACCTCAGGTGATATTTGATATCTTAAGTATTCGTTTTCCATTATGGATTTATGTATTCATATAGGTTTATTGGATTTAATTCATTTCCGATTGGTACCCCTGATAAAGTTGTGTATATGTATGTATAATTACTATAATTTAACACCGCTTTTAAATATTGGTAGTCATCAGGATTAAAATTATTATTTGTAAATGTTGAAGGGTCTTGAGTTAAAAATTGTGTAAATTGTCCAGTACTACCATTAAAAAATTTAAATGTCACATAAAAGTCAGTTAAATTAATAATTGTTTGGTCCTCTAAAAAATAAATAAAATAACCTTCTTTATCTTGTAAATAATTTAATTGGAATGATGACGTTTTTAAATTAACATAACCACCATTTGTATACCAAGAAGGGAATATTTGAACATTTTCAAACTTACCTTGTTGTGTTGGTATGACAACTGTAAAAATTATTTTTTGATTTTTATTATCATTTTTGTCATAAAAATCTAATTTAAAAAACGAATTTGAAAATGCTGTAGTATTATAATAAATTTGTTGTTGTTGGAAAATGGGTAGATAACTACTTTCCCAAGAGTTTGTACTAAAATTAAAAAATTTGAAATTTATATTTAATGAAGAATTATCGTTAAAAACAAATCTACTTATCTCGTAGTTTTTTGGTAACCCAATAACCTCAGTAACAACTTCTGTTTCAATTTCATCAATTCCCATATCTAATCCTAAATAAAAATTATCCGTTTGGATTGGTAAGACAATTTGATATTGATTGTCATCATTTTTTAATAATTTAAATTTATTCACATCCATCTTCAATTGGGGAATTAATGTAATCAGTATCGTTTATTGCAAAGTTTGAACCTTCAGGTAATATTTTAAAAATAAAATTCTGATGAACATAATGGGAGTTATTTGTATATGGGTTATCAACACCATTATCAAAACCATCAATATACCCATAAGGGTATAAATCTCTCCACCTATACTCTTGATTAACCTGTGAATAAAATGCGTAATTAGGAATTCCAACAACTTTATCAGTTAATGGTGCAGTTTCAACATAATCAGAAAATACTCGTAATTTAAATTTATAATGAGGTTGATAGTAATACCCTTTAGGATTTCTATTTTCAAGTAGGTCAGCACTTGTGTTAACAAACACATTAGTGTTTAAAACAAACTTGTGATAATAATCCGAGATTACTCTTTCGGATTGTTCAAAATCATTCCACTCACAAAAATCACCGTCAATAATATCACCAATATTTAAATTATTATTATAATAAAATGTATAGATTTGATTGTTTTCAGTTTTAGTAAATGAGGAAACTTGTATGTTAGTATCTGAAACACTGTTGTTTGGATTTCTTGACCAATATAGTGACGGTGATGGGTAATCAATATTAAACCCCCAACCTTGTTTAAGTGACGTGTTTCCACCGGCAACAGGTGGATTAAACCAACCAAGTCTACCTTTATTAATAATAGTAAAATATAATTCAACTAATGGTCTTTTATTGTTATCAATTAAACCATTTATATCAATACGGGTTTTATTACTTAAATTATAAACATTACTTCCTTCTTTATAAGCGACTCTATCTTGTAAATTAGTAGTTAGAGCGGCTTGAAAAAATTTCTTTTCATCTGAGAATATTTCCCTTTCAAATCCAGCGTTAGTTAAAACTAAATTACTATAATTGTCAAATACAATATGTTGTCTAATATAATATTTTGAAGTAGTCTCAGATAAATTATTTGGGTCCAATACTCTTTTGAAAGTACCAATAGTATTTGGAGTTAAAAAATTATTTAAATAACCAATGTTAAGTATTGCAAAATAGTATTCTTCAGAATTTAAAGTATCGTTACCTAATGAATATACTTCAAATAAATTTGTTTGTACACCTGTTGACGGGTTAGTATATATTTCAGATAATTGAACTGTTTCCCCTGCGGTTAATCCGTGTTTAACAAAACATTTAAATAATATTAAATTTTGTCCATTATATGTAAAATACGAAGTTTGAAACGGTATACCGTCTCCAACAGTCCAAGAAGCATAAAACTCATTGTAATTACTTAATGTTTTTGTATAATCATTAGAATAAGGATAAGTTAAATAAAAACTCCAATTATATTCTGAAGAATCATTTTGAATAAAGTCAAAATGAGAAGCTGTACCTGTTGTATATCCGGTAATGTTAAAATCATTACGAGACAAATCAAATTCTTTATACTGAGGAAAACCACCCCAATAACCATTAAAATTTGTTAAAAAACTTTGGGTTTGATAATAATTTTCATTAACATAATATAATTGGTCTTTGAACGCAGAGTAATTAGTTTCACCTGTGTATTGGTTTTGAAAGATTGTTGTTAATTTTGAAGATAGATTAAAATATGTTGAAGCTTGTCTTTCAGAGTCATACAACTCATCTAAAAAAACATTAGGATTTCTATCATATTCAATAACTTCTTTTTGTTTAGAATCTAATTCAAACACAAGATTATTGTCTAACTCAGGAGCCCCTTTGTATCTATCCGCAGGTAGGATAATTGATATTTTATTTTCGTTATTCAATTACTATATCGGTATCAACATATTTTATGTAGAATAAATCCATAGCAGTTTTACCTTTTTTAAGACCAAAGTAAAAGTGGTATGGAGCACCTACGGTATTAACAGTGTTAGTAATATTACCTTTTAAAATTTCAAAGTTACCATTACTGTCTACATTATAAATAAACCCATTTAGATATTTTTGTTGGTTAGTATTAGCCATAAAATATCTTGAGGTGTTGTTTGTTCTATCAAGATTTTGAAACCCATATGAGAAAAATGTATCATTAGAATAAATTGGTGTTGTTTTCCAATCATTTTTAGCAGAACCAAATATTACTGGAGTATTTGGGTCAGGTACTGGGATATTTAAAAATCCTCCCATTAAATTAGCTTGGTTTTCAAAATCAAGTTCCCATTGGTATAATGGAACAATTTGAGTTGGTTGGGAATAGTTTGTAATGTCGTTAGGTTGGAAAGGTAATTGAGCATTTTGATTCCATAATAATCTTTTTGGGGTGACCGCATCTCTTTTTCTGTCCGAAGCTTCAAAAAATACTCCTACAATAAATTTCATTTTTGGAGTTGGTATAACATTAGCTCCTGTGTATGAAACACCTAATCCATCCCATAAGATAATAATTCTTAAATTACCTGAAGTAGGATATGATGATGGTGAAAATGGACGTACACCAAATTCTGAGTTAATTGATAATAATTGAGCAAGGTCAGCGTTAACCTTTGATTCCTCATTTGAATTTCTATCACCAAATAAATGATTAATTGGCGAATTAGTAAATGCTAATATTGGTCCAGTACCACTAAGAAGTGAAGTAATCGCTTGGTAAATAGCAATTGAAGTTTGATAACTTAATTCTAAATTTCTTGATAAAACAAAGAAATTAACAATGTCTGTAATATCTCGATAACTGGTGGGTGTAAAGTAATTTGCGATATACCCTGAATAACCAACTCCTGGTACTAATTCACTTGCATAATTTGTAATTGGTCCTAAATTTATAATTGTTGTTGGTGTTTTTAAATTTCTAGAATTACCTCTAACATCATTACTTGAACCTATTTTATTTCGTTCTCTTGTTCTACCTCCAAGGAATCCGTAATTATATCTATATGGACTACTTCTATAATAATAATTTTTAGTCGCTTCGTGAAATACAACAACATCTTTACAATATCTTCTAGTCATATCCCCATTTAAATCAGGAAAATTTGTTGCATATATTGTTGGCATAAATAAATTACCAGATATCCAATTATTATAAAAATCATATTGAATACCATCTAAACATAAAAACAAGTTAAATACGGTTCGAGTATACCATTCACTAACTCTAAAGAAATCCCAAGGAATACCTATCAAAGGTACATTAACAAATGTGTAACATCCTTTACCGTTTTGGAAATATGACACACCTAAATCTTTAGTACAATTTGGGAAATCCTCAATAACAACTGTACCATCAGCATCAATTTGATAACACTCAAATGGAACCGCTGCTGCACAATCACTTAAACTTGCAACAACTTGGTCGTTAATTCCTCCAAGACTTGAACCATCAGCAAAGAAATTATCCTCCAATTCAATTGACTGTTCACTATCTCCAAATCCCTCAACCGAAGTTATTTCACCTGTAGTGTCATTAAAAGAATACACTGAAAAATTTTTGTTTTGAAAAAACAACATTGAGTTATTTCCACTTCTACGTTCAGTTGTTGATGTTGGTAATCTGTCAGAACGGAAAACAATTTTATTAGAATTAGTCATTTGTATTTTACCGTTAACACCAAATGTCCCCCAAGACGTATTTCCTGAAGTTGTAGTGTATGCCGGTGAAAAATATAAATTGGTTGAGTTAGTCCATTTTTGGTCATTATATTCACTATATGTTTGATACATATAAGACCCCCCTTCAATTGAGTCCCCGTAATAGTCACCATTATGTAACATATATGACGACCCTCCCCAAGTAGTCCCACCACCTTCAGTAAGTCCGTTAACTACTGAGTTATCCTCAGGACTTTCAGGAAATCCCCAAGTGTTGTTAGGGTATTCTCCGTGTCGAGTTAATGCGTTATTACCATTAAAACTTGCCGCCATCTTAACTCTTAAAGACCCTGTGTTAACACCAACCCTTAGAATTGATGTATACGTATATGCGTCAATAATTTTAAAAAGATTTTGTGAGTTATCCAAACGTTCATCTAAACTACCATAATATTTTGGCATTTCAGTTTCATATGGTTGGAATTCACTGCCGGGTGTAAAGAAGAACGAATCAAAAAATAACCTACCTCCATTTTCATCAGTATCATTATTATTTTGAATTTGAACATGCCTAATTGATTTTTTCTTATTCCCTAAACTAATACCTCCAGATTTAACAGGTATATTAATCCTATAATCACCTTGTACTTCAATTGTACCAATAGGTCGATTTAATATTCTACTAATATCATATTTTGTATTAAATTTAGGAGAATATGGGTCAACCCCTCTTGTACATATTACAATTTTTGCAGATGACAATCCTGGAAATGAATTAGTGTTTAAATTAACTAATCCTTGGTATGACATTTCATACCTACCATTATTTGAGTTGGTCGCCTTACCAATCCACATTGGGGACTTAAATAATCGTCTATAAAAAGTTCCGTGGTCCGATAATGATGTACTACTACCTCCCATCGCAATAAATTCTGAATAAGTAATTGCGGTTAATACCTGAAAATATTCAATATCTGATTTATATTTCATATAATCCACATACTCAGAAGATTCTTTAAGTGGTAAGTTGTATGTTACCGAATTTTCAACAACATTACTATTTGTAGATGCGTATGTGAATGTGATTGTTTGAGCAGAACTATTCGTACCTGAAATTTGAAGTCCACCTGAACTATTCGCAACTAAAGCAATAGTTTGGTTAGGGTCCGTCGAAATTGTTGGGTCTTGGAAAGTAATTAATTTTCCTGTTTGATAAACGTCATCACATCCTGTAACAATAAATGTTAAAGTGTTATCTGTATGATATTGGTCACCATTTAAATCAGGTTCAATATATGTCCTGATAAGATTGGAGTTAGCAAAATATTTATCTTTTAAATTTGATAAATTTACTCTTTCAGCAAATGTTAACTGATTTGAAAATATAAAATCTTGTTCTTCGTTAAAATTAACTCCCCCATCACTATAAGGGTCAAGATATGCTGAAGATGGCATCCTAATACTCGCATTTGTTGAAGAACTTTGGATTCCTCCAACAGTAACTTGGAACTGAGGGGTAAAATCTTGTACTAATTCCGCAATAGTAACTTCAAATTGGTTACCGTCATTTAACGCTAAATTACAACTATTACCTTGTTCGGACAATATGTTATTAATTGATGCGTTTTCATATTCCGCAGCAGCTTCATTTTCTTTACAATCACAAAAAGTACACTCACCTTCAGATTGTAATAATAATGGAATTGGTAATTTTCTAATAGTAATTTTTTCAAAAACAGCTTCTGTTAATTCTGCAGGAGTATTTTCAAATGGATTTTCTAATGGACTTCCAGGCACTAATCCATTAACAATATTAACTAATCCATCTATAAAATAATAAATTGGAGCATAAATTGTCCAAATTAAAAGAGTCAAAATAAAGTTAACAACATATAAAAGTAAAGCAACTGCGTGTAGTACAATAATAATTGGGAACATTAAAAGTTTAGTCATACTTAAAAAGTACGAAAACATTATAAATAATATTGAAGTCCCTTTATAAGCATCATTAACAGGATATTTGTTATTTTCAGATGAACAATCCCCATTTAAAATATTTTTAATCCCAATAAATTTTTGTCCGTTACCATTTTTGTATTTGTCCATTAATTGTGAAATGGTATATAATTTTTTGTATTCAAATTCAAAAAATCTGTCCTCACAATTAATCGCTTCTTGTAACATTTGTTGACCTTCAGGAGTTAATGGGTCACCGTAATCCAACCAATCTAAACTAAAAGAATATGATTGTTGATATTGTAAGTAATCACTATTAAGTGAGTTAGAAGCGTAAAACGCAGGATTACCATCTTGAAAATAATTATCCGATGGACCTGTCCATCCCCATTCTTTTACGTTAGGTACTAAAAAATATCCTCGTCGTGTTTCTTCAGATAAAGACGGGGATTGATTCCATTTAATTTTAAAACGATACTTCCCTTTAGTTGGTACACCTATTGTTGGGTCTGATGATATTGTTTGCTCACCAAATTCGTTAGTGTACACATAATCTAAGTTCATCGGAATTTCAACCATCCAAGCTCCATTTTCATCAATTACGTGTCCATCGTTTTCTAAATTAAACACCTCTAATTGTGGAAAACCAAACGTATCTGAATTAACATCCGTATCATAATTAATCGTTTGTCTAATAGCCTTTATTTGACCAGGACCTGTTACTAATTTACAAAAATCTCCAATTTTTTTAGGGACTTTACAAGTATTACCAATTTTAATTTCGTCTTCGGTACTCATAATTGACCCTATAAAAACAGATGTCGGAGTTAAATCAATATTCGCTTCTTGTGTTAAGTCAAAGTCAGTTCTAGTAATAGACGGTTTACAAACTTCTTCCTCTCCCCAAAGTGGTAATACTTCAACTTGTTTTGTAAGATTAATAATTTGTGGTAATGAATTTAAATTAGATGATGCGTTAAACCTTGAACCTGCAACTTGCCCTTCAGTCGCCAATCCTAATCTAATCAAATCCTGAGGTGTTAATGAGAATTCACCAATATCACTCAAGTCAACATCCATTACGATAGTATATGAACCCACAGGTACTCCAAATATCATATAGTCACCCGATTCGTTAGTCTTAACAGTATACTTATAATACTTGTCATAGACCTCGGATAAGTTTTTATTTGTTAATACTTCTAATCTTGTTGGGAATGTTCCTGTTGGGGTATGTCCTCCGTGTGATTGTTCTTTAGGTAAAAGATTATATCGATACCCATCAACATCTAAATTATCAATACTATTGTACGGATATATTTCAGATATAATTGGGTTTTGTGAATCTTCGTCTGTAAGTGGTACAAATAACGAAAGTTTAACATTAGGAATACCATACCCTTTGTTAGAAAAAACTCTACCACAAATAACCCCATAATCAGAGCACACTCTTGTATAGATGTCTCTTTGGTAAATCTTTAATGATAATATTTCTAAGGTTTCAAATTCTTGTTCTAAATCAATTGGTACCGATTTATCAACTCCAACTTGGGTCCTAACTCTATACGACGAATTCATACTATTTTTTTAATAAATAGTTTATGCCCTATTTTAAAAAAATAAATAACTTATGAGAAATTGACAGTTTGTAAATTCTTAGTTCTAACAACAATATCTTTATTTGGGAATCTAACTTGGTAAATTTGACTTGGTTCCGCAAAGATTGTTTCATCAACTAAACTGATTTGTTTTGTAGTTGAATTTGAATAACTCATAGAGGTTTGACTCGATGAATACTCTCCCCCTACTTTGTTGAATACCGATATGTCCGAGATACTAATCACACCATTTAAACTTTGTATTTGTCTTCTAATTTCTGAAACATAAACATTACTACCCATCTCACGACTTGCTGGTGACATATATGTTGAAACAACACCAACAATAGATGTAATAACATTTCCTTGGTTTTGTGACGAGTCTAAAACAACACTAATATCAAATGACAAGTCAACAACCTGAGCTGCTTCCACAGAAATATAATCATTTATCATTCTATAGTTTGATAAATAATTTGCGATGTTTTGTTGTAAAGTATTTGATACCTGACTTGTTAACGAACCACTACTATCGTAAGATAAAACTTTTATTTTAATTTTGTTTTCTTGTTCAACAATTGCAACTTTACCGGGTGCACCAAATTTAGACGGCATTGTATTAATTAATGATTGATAGTCATTAATTGTTACCGCTCTTTGTTGTGCCGCGAAATTATATGATACATAATTTCTAACTTCTTCAATTGTAGGAACATCTGACCCACCAATTGCCGCTGTTATATTATTACAAGATAATGAATTAATTACATTACTATTAATTGTTTGACTTGGTCCATTTACAAAGAAACTAATTGTCCCAATTTGATTAATAACATTAACACCTAAATTACTTCCAGCACCCCCACCAACTCTATACTGAATGAACAATGTTGAATTTGGTTTTAAAGTACTTCCTAATCCAAAGTTATTTTGGTACTTACTTAAATCTAAAACAACTCCGTTTCTTGCAAAATCTCGTAACATATCGTCAGCGGAATTGTTACCACCACCAAATGTTAATTTACAATAATTTTGTGGAGTATATTCTGAAATGAATCTTGTATTTGTTGTAATGTATGTTCCAACTTTAATACCAGGATTGTC